TCTGTGACCGCCCCGAACGAGCCGTCAATCGCCTGCACGTCGTAGCCCCGCATTTGGAGCAGAGCCTGCAAGACCTCGACATGCTTGCCCTTGCTTCCCTGCCGGACCGTGTTGGCTCTTGCCCAGGTGTCGACCAGCTTCGGTACGACCGGGACGGGCTCTGGTTTTGGGTCGTCCTTGACCTGCACCCAGCCGGCTCCTGATTTCAACCAGCCGTATGCGCCGACTTCTTCAACGATCGTGTACACGCCTGACATATCAATCCGGCCTGCCACCTTTGACGTGTTATCAGGCTGGATGTAATACGGCGTGCCTTTGCCCAGTCTGATTGTGTACGGCACTTTGCCGGGCGGTTTCGGTTCGGGTTCGAGCAACGCCCACACATCGCGCCTGATCTTGTCAAGCGTGATTCCGTACCTGCCGAACCAGTGCATCACGTCTCCATGATTCGATGCGATTCCGAGCTGATAAGCACGCGCATGATCGATGATGACATCTTCCCCGAGAGGATCAAGATTGAATTGTTCACAAAGATAGGCCGTGAATTCGCAAGCCTCTTTATATACCGCCATCGCATATGCTTTGTCGTTCAGTCCGTCCTCGCAAATCTCAAAGCCAATGCAAGTATCGTTCCCGTTGCCGTTCTTTCCTGTGCCTGTGTGGTGTCCGCGCATGATCTTTCCGTCTTTGATGGGCAAGAGTAAATATGTCGCAATCGTCTCATCTGCGAGCTTGCCTATCGCGCCATGAGGTGCAATCTTGCGCTTCATCTCCTCGTATGGCCTGTTCCAATAGTTCTTGTACTTGTTCACACCGAGAAGCCCATCGTCTGGTCCGACATAGCGTCGTAGGTTCGGATTGTTTGCGCCAGTTGAATGCCATACGATTCGCCTCGGTATGATCCACCGATTCTCTATGTAGGCCAAGTTTTTTGTCATGATGTTCTGTAAAAGTCGCATCTTCGCACCTCCTTAAATTATGTTCGTGTGATTAGTTCACGTTTAACACCGATTAGAGCGTCGTTAGTGTGACCTTCTTAACGCTCCATGTCCCGCTTGTTGAGCGGTAGTAGTAGCGGGCATTGTCGGACGTGGTTGCTCTGAACGCATGGATAACGAGTTGGTTGTCACGTCGATTGATGGTCATGATCCAGCGATAACCAGCGATGAAAACGTCCCTAAAACTAATTGCGAAGTTAGGGATGCTGCTTGGATTATTTTGCAGCAAATCATCAAAATACGCTTCGACGCTCGCTGCCGCCGATGACAGGTTGCTCTGCATGAGCACACTAGCATTTGCGTTAAGCGTATCAATCGCCTGTTCGACCCTCCCAAAGTTCTCGTCAACGTCCTGCATGCGTTGACCTTCCTGTTGCCCTGTTCCGGTTGATAACCTCTTAAGTGGTGGTTGCATCTTTTATTCCTCCTCAATCAATTTCCATCCTGCCGGATAATCCGCAGGACTCCAGACGTTGCCGTCAATTAAGCTTTCATAGATCGCGCCTTCGAATCGGACGCGATCTCCGGTGTTGTATGCGTCATGCGCGCCTGCTGGTTGCACCCAGTCATCGATTTCTCCGCCTTCAGACGTCTTGTTGTAGACCGTCCACAACGCGGGCGTATCGGGCGGCTTCCAGTCGTCTTGCGTCGTGTGCGCTTGGATTGCCTTGTAGACCGTGCCGTTGTATGATCGCAACTCCCCGACCTTGACCGCCTCGCCTTCCGTCCACGCCTTAACGAGCGCGACAAGCACTATCGGCTCGACCTCACCGCCGTCCCGGTCAGCTTCCAGTCCGAGCGGTTAAAGTTGCCTGATGTGCGGCTAGTCGTGCATACATACGAGTGACCGCCCATGCGCTCCTCGACGGTAAAGCCTAGAGCCATGACTTGGTCGACGGTCAATCCGCAATTAAGCCAGTAGTCAACGGTAAGCTCGGGCATGTGCCAGAGGTCGCCCTGTTTGTAAGGCGGCTGAGGGATGTCGCGGAAAACGGTGACGGCGGCGTCAAAGGCTTCTTGAAATAACGTTTCAAAATTTATTGTTCTACCAGCAATTAACGCATTCCCAGAACTGGCTTGTACATATATTCTTCCAGTCGCGAAAATAGCAAGTGGTGTTTTTACAAGTCCACTACCTGAGTCATATACAGCAAACGCAAGTGCATTTTTAGGTGAATGTGGTAGTTGTGCTATTAAAGTACCATTCTCCACAGTTCCGGGAGTAATACTACCGTTAACACTTACTTGACCTAATTTATTTTTTTTACATTGTAGCGATCCAGTCCAGCCGTTTTCTAAAGCAATATTATACGTAGTTCCTCCTGATAATGATTCTCCTCCTAGCAAAATATCGTCGGCATATATTGTGCCTCCCACATCCAGCACCCTATCGCCCTGCGGCACTTTGCCGACCCCAATTCCGTATTTTCCGATAACCAGCGGATATGAAGCTGTTGACAGCGTTCCTTGAATCGTGGCGGACGAATAGTCATCTTTGATGGTGATAGTAACATTATAAGCAGTCGTTTCTGAATAAGACGTTGTCGGGTTATAGGTTTGGGTCGAAGCCGTTAGATACCCAGTCGTGACTTTATCATTGACGGGTGTCGTTGTTGCCCCTCCACCGACTGGTTGTGCAGTCGCCTTGATTTCGTATCCGTTGGTGGTTGCCCCTCCGTAAAGTATTTGGGAAGTCGTAACCTTAACCGATAAGGTCATCCGCCCGTTGTTGGCCGACTGCCTATCGAGATTTGTTACTTGCGCCGTTAGTGGTGAGTAATCCACTACCGATATTGAAGGTGTCGCCGTTGTTGTCCTTCCTCGCTTGTCAGTTGCTGTAATTGTTGCCGTGTTTGTACCGGAAGCCGAAGCAGGGAAGGATGCCGGGTTTTCGCTCTTGGAGACTCCATTCATTACGACCGTAACCGACTGTAATGTTGACCCATACCCGGCAGACGGTGAATAGTTTACCGATAGATTACTGACCCCTTTTACGGCATAGCTTCGAGACCTTCCTGAAATTGCCCCAGCCGGGGTTGACGCCGTGACACTCGCTCCGGTAATCGAAGGCTTGACGGCAGAATTAACAGTACAGGTTGACGATGCTGAATGACTCCCTATGACCGTACCGGAAGCGTTTTTCGTGGTACAAGTCACGGTCAAGGTCGCTGTTACCTTTGTTGGCATCGCAGACAGGATTTCCCTCGCTTTCGTAAGGCTAATCGAACATGACTGTGTACCCGTGAAGTTATGAGAAGACGTCGTCCAATCCGGAATATTGACCCCATTTACAGACAAGGCCAAAACATGAGTAAAGGAAGCCGACTTTCGACTCAACCCCACGCTTAATGTCGTTGCCGCTTCATTAATTGTCAGATTCGCAACGCTTGTAACCTCGGTCTTTCGAGGAATCGTTGTCAGATTGAAACTAACGCTGACTGTTTCATTACCAGCCCCCGGGTGAGCAGAGGGGAATGTGACTTGAACGCTCGCCGTTAGGTTCTTGGTACCATCTGAACTATGGTTGACTGTGGTAGTCCCGGAAGCGACACATTGCTTTCTACTCCCTGACCGGAAGTCATACTGAATGTTGTTCAAAGTCTTAACAGTCGAACCATCGACCTTGACCACCATCGTTGCCCCATTCCAAGCATAATAATAAGTGTAATTTGGGTTATACAAATACGCTTCATACTCGATAGTCGAAGTGTTATTCTCGACCGACTGTGATTTCTGCGTAGCCACAATATAAAGACTAATCGCCGAGATTAACGGCATTTTCTTTGATGCAGTTGCCATATTCCCTCTCCTGTCCTATCCGTTAAACTTAAAGATAGTAAACTGATTCCCTGAATGTTTCTCGATGATGTGGTTGCCGACATGAAGCTTCTCGATTACCATCGCGTTATCAATCATCATCCTCCGATTCGCAAAGTATGAAACCCGTTCGCCCTCCGAATAAAAATTCAGGGCTGTTGGTGTCAGCTCCATCATCTTTTGATTATTGACATAGAAGGCCAGATTCCCGGACTCGATTCGTATCTTCTCTTCATAGTTTTCAATTGAAGACACCCATTCAGCGTATCTTTCCGTGATGTCCATATCAAACGCAACGAGTTCATCTGCCCTCACTTGCTCAATCGCTTCATAGGCTTCCTGAACCCAGATAACATACGTATTGTGGACTGTCTCATACGCAGACATGTCAATATCTGAATAGTCCTCTGCATCAATAAAGCTGTTAAGCATGTTAACGAGAGCAATCTTCGCAGTATTCAGGTTGGTTGACACCACTGACCCGTCAGGAAGCATCGTTAGGAGCCAATTCGTCTCCCTTTCGATTTCCTTGACCAACCCTGTCAAGGCGACCTTCTCTGAAGGCGTTATCATCTCATCTTCAGCAATTGCTCGGACTTCACCAATCGCCGTATCGAGGTCGCCTAACTCTTCCCCGATGCTCCCAAGCGTCCCCTCGAGACTCCCCAGCATTTCGTAGAAGTCTTCTTCCGAACCGGGGTAATCATTATCGACCGCTCCTCCGTAAGCATCGAGGAAGTATATCAGCGTTATTGAGTTTTTAGCTAATACAGCCATGGTTAACTCTCCAACCGGGCCTCGTAAGTTGCTTTGTTATTCACATCGCCAGTCCCGACACTCAATATGATACCGTCCTTTCCGGACAGATAACTACCATTTTTGTACCACTTGACCGTTCCTAATGCGTTAATTTGTGTGCTGTTCAGTTCCGCCCCGCCCTTGTAAACGTGAGCAGTTAGGGTCGTGTTAACTTTCGTGTTCTTGAAGATAGTACCAGCACTTGAACTAATAATAAGGAGCAAGGCGTCATCCCCATCCTCCCCATATCGGGTAACGCTGTAACTCGTAGTGGTTTTAGTATCCGAATAAACTACTTTAGTCCGGGTCCAGAAATATTGTCCTTGTGATACGGAGACATCACCCGGTGATGATTTCCATGTACTACCATCAGCGGGTGGGGTCGTTCCACTCGAACTCGAAGCGTATTTAACCTCGGTACTACTAACCGTTACGCTGGTACCGTCATTTCCCTTTTCACCATACCTCGACACGCTATATGCTTGGGTGTAGTTACTATCCGAATATGTGACCTTAGTCCGAGTCCACAGGTATTGCCCCGCAGTCGGTGTCGGGGGGTCATTTTCCCAAGTACCATTCGGTGGGGTACTACCATTGGTAGATTTCTGATACTTGACCTCGGTGCTGGTAATCGTGACCGATGTGCCGTCCGCCCCACGGAAAGCAATTGACCAGCTCCACTTCTTGTTAATAGTCAAGTCTCCGATGATAACCGGAATGTTGATACTCCCCTTGTCCGCCAGTGCACTTGTCGCCGTGAACGTCACGGTCGGAGCCGGGGTTTGAGTTCCAGCCGAAGCTGAAATTCCATTAACCTGCCCAGACATAGTCCCAACCGAACATGACACTTGTTCGTCCCCTCGAAACGCCATGACCTGTGTCGTGGCAGTCTGTGTTCCCTGAACCCCTGCGGTCCCTCCAATAAACGTGTGACTGTCACTCGTCAGGATAACCGAATACCCATCTGTCAAGTCGATAAGGTCAACCTGATTACTTGCCTTTACTGCCATTCCTTAATCCTCCTCTTCGATGGTTAGGATGCAACGGAACGTTGATTTAGTTTGTATATCCGCCGCAGTTACTGTAAATATAAACCCACCGTCCGACAACCTGTCATCCGAGCGGGGAATATCCGAATACACCGATTCCCCCAGTTTCTTTTCCTGCCATTGTAAGTAGGCTTCTTCTCCGAATTCCGCTTCCAGTTTATTCGCGGTGTCTATCCATAAGCCACCTTTAACTACGGTTACGGTCATAATGGTGGAAACCCCGGTGTTTTTAAATGTGTACCCGTTTGAACTATCAATATGTAATGTGATGGCGTCCTCACCGGGTGGTCCGGGTGTGGTTTCGATGTCCTCCAACACCTCTTCGAGGTCCTGACCGTTGGACATCTTGATATGGCCCCGTATATTAAGGCTCGAGCCGTCCCAATACAGATTGTAGTTCTCCGTGCTGTTCCCAATAAGCAGGGTCCCATCCGATAGGTTGAAGTGTACCTTCCCACCCCGGAGAGTTCCCCCGATGAATTCGTCCGCTAAGAATCCCGAACCATCACCGAACGACCGCCACTCCCACTCGCCGCTCGGGTCTCGGCTATTCGCAATCCGGAACGCCCCACCGAGTATTTGAATTGCCATCGTGGGGTTCTGGTCCAACGGTCGGTCGTAGGTAATGAGACCTCCGCCATCATCCGAGATATAAACATAACCTCCCTGTGAGTTCATACGTGAGTTCAGCTCGTCCACCAAGCCGTCCAACCATGAAGCCCCCAACGTACCATCCGGATTGAAAGCACCTGCCCGGTCCCACACCCCCGCTCGGTCGCGGAAGTTGTTAATATAGCTCTCCTGCTCCGCCCAATCGTCTATAATGGACGGTCGGAAGTTACCCAACGTGGCCTCGGTCTTCTCCGGTTCGAGCAGGTCCCGTTTTATCGACACCACACGCGCCGACATTCGTAGTTCCGGTTCGAACTCGCGGTCTATAACCCGCACATAATCCCCGAGGTCTGCCCCTCCGAAATCCGCCGCCGTACAATCATAAGTTACCCACGGTTCGGACAGCTCCTCCAATCGAGATTCGGTTAAAGCCTTCAACTCCACCGGGTCTTCGATTTGGTCAAACACCGCCACACCGAACACATGTACTTTACCGCCGGACCCGTCATTACGCCCCCACTTCACACGGGCTATATGGTCCTCAACGTATGCTTTCCCCGAATTAATGTCTGTGAAGTCAACTCGCCGGCCCCAACCACCAGTTTCTTCGATATATTCGCCTTTCCCGAATCCATACAACGCGGTTATAACGTCGTTACGGTGTACAGTCTTGGTGACCCGGTCCAAATTGCGGGTGTAACTGAACCGCTTTCCATAATCACCACCCCGCCGGGTCAGGATGTCCACGAACCGCCCAGTGATTTGACTTCCGGACACCACGACACGGGTCCGTATTTCACCTTTCCACACTGTGGCCACCCGTTGTACAGCTTCTTTAGCACTGATACGGTAGAAGTTGGTTGATTCCAGACCGAGGTCATCCACGGTTCCTACCTGCCAGCGGGTAGTAAGTAGAGCGTCCCCAAGGGCCGCCGTTGCGGTGACGTTCTGTGGCCTCTTGTCCTCCACGAAATCACCTAAGGTTTCGTAGAATGATGACTCGCAGTACAGCTCCAACCCCAATCCATGTGATGAGTGGGTTTTTTCGACCTCTTTTACAACGAACTCTTTCCATTCTCCGGTCCCAGATTGGAACACCACACGATGGCCTTTACCGGGTCGCCGGTCTCGGGTGACAATAGTCAGGATATCCTCGCCGTTGATTTCCTCGTAATGACTCGCCCGCGAAACCGATTGTAAACGGTCAATATACTGTTCGTCTTTATCAAACAGTAGAAACTGCATCACACCCACCTCGCCCGGTATTTCAAGACCCCAGTACCTGCCGAAACTGTTATTTTAAACTTCCCCACTGGTAATTCGAAGAAGTCACTGTCCAGAGTTACGTCTTTCATGACGGACGCCCCGTTTTTAGTGACCGTTTCGGTGTCCAAATCCACCACCACCACATCGTTTTTCACGAATCCGTGGTCGATGTGTACCCGGTCACCGGTGGTGGTAAGGGTAACCGTGAGGCTCGAAACCGCCTCATTCAGAGTAACAGTTATAGTACCCCGAGCCGGGTAGGTTCCCACATTTGTAATATCGGCCGCCGTAATATTAACAGTGGTCTCGGTGGAACTCCACGCCGCCGGGTCGGGAGCTATAAACACCAATGTGGCAAACCCCGTGTACAGAAACTTCTCCACATCCACCGGCCCCGAAAGAATAGCCATCTCGTACATGCCCTCTTCTTCCAGCTCCAATTTCGCAGGTGTTCTCGAGAATAACAAACCCGCCAGAGCCCGCACCTGTGATTGTACGGTTTCCCGGTCATCTTCAATCAAACGAACGTCAACCTCAATGGTGCGGGGTCCGAGGTCCGCCCGGATGTGCTGTTCCCCATCACGCCCCGGTATCCGTTGGAATACGTTCCGTGTCTGTGGCAACAACTGACGCCGAACCTCCTCCACAGTTAGAAGGCTGGACAGGTCATTATTGTTGTACTTCATGATACCACCCCTCGCGCCCTCCGGTTTCCAGTCTGTAACCGGTGCAATTCTTGGGCTATTAATCGTATGTCTTGGTCGTCTCGAACCGTCATATTCTGAACCACAATATCCCCACCGTTATAAGTCGTGGACATACCTCGTCCGACTCCCGCGAACGCCTCCCGCCCATCGATGATATTACCCGCGGCCTCCAAACGGGACGCGTCAATAATGGATTTTGCCAATTCCCGAGCGTCCTTTTCGACTTTATCCTCCCCCTCGTCAATACCCAGTCCCAACGATTCCGCGAAGTTGCGCCCGAGCTCTTTCCCGATTTTGGATGGTGACGAAATTTGTAATGCCTTTCGGATAGCATTGGCCGCGACATTCGCCGCGTTACGAGCCGCCTTTGAAACCAACCCCGAATTTTCGTTAATACTGCCTGACATCCCCGACATGAGGTCCCGACCACTACTACGTCCAATATCCCCCATGCGGTCTACTTCTCGTTTTGCCGCGTCCACCGCCGCCCCTGTTCGAAGCCCGTACAACTCGACCAGTTTTTCGAGTTCTTCGTTGGACGCCTCCGCAAACTTCTTGATGAGTGGTGCCGCCTGTGGCCCGAGTTTTTCGAGTTCCCCCGCGACCTCCGGACCAACCTTGGCGGCTATTGTCGTCATATTGGACTGATAGTTTTGGAAGGCTTCGAGTTCTTCCTCCCACATCTTCAAGAACTCTTTCACAGTCCCCTTTTCGTAGTCGAACCGGTCCTGAATATAACTATTCATCGAGTTCTTGTGTTTATCAGTTGCTTTTTCGAGTTCTTCTTGGGCTTTCTGTTGCCGGTCGGCTGAATCCTCCGCAGACTCGGCCATCCGGTCGTACCCGTCCTCCATGTCATCGGCCACTTTACTATGTCGGTCTGCGGTGTCTTCTGCCGCGTCTGACATACGGTCATAATCTTCTTCGATTTGGTCCGCCGTGTCCTCCGATTGTTTACCCAGACCAAACATACCGTCCATGAAGTCGTCAATAGCTTCGAGTTGTGATTCGTAAACTCCCTCGCCGCGCCCAATTTCACTGTTTAATGCTTCGATATCATCTTCCAATTTTCCGGTGGCGTACCCGAGGTTATCCATCGTATGAGTTACTGAAGACCAACTATCCACTGAATGGTCGGTTAGGTCGGTCACGTCGCGTGTTACGTCATTCCAAACACCGCGCAATTCTTCAATAGCCGTTATCTGGTCCTCGGTGAGTTCGCGGTTCCACTTGTTGTGCTCCCGCGCCGCGTCACTCGCCATTGCCATTCGGATATCGTAATCCGACAAACCCTCTAGGCGTTCGTCATTCAGAGCTCTTTCGAGTTTTTGTGACGCCTCGTTTAGGATGTTCAGGTCCGACTGTTTTTTGAAGATGTCAGTTAAAATATCGCCGTAGGTCTCCTCCCACTCGGCCATAATCTTACCCTTAGCAACTTCAATCAACCGCCGTTGGTGAGCATCAATAACATCGTCTATTGCCTGTTTAGTCAGGTTGAGTTGGTCGGTTTCCTTTTCGTATTGCAGGTTCAGCTCCGGCATCAAAGTATTCAGCCGTTTTACTATCTCCTCAATACGTGCCTTTTCAGTAGCGGATTTACCCTCGACCTCGGTCAGGTCGTATAACTCGTCCCGCATGTCTTCAATAACCCGGGCTTGGCCGAAGGCTTCCCCAGTAGCATTCTTAGTGGACTCCGTAAATTCATCGACCGCTTTTCGCGCTTCTTTTACCGCCGGGTCCACCTCCCACATCTTAGCCACTGTTATAGCCAACGCCGCCGCCGCCGCGACTGCCGCGCCCGCTAACATCAAGGGCCCCGGGCCACCCATTTTAGCCGCGAAGGTACCTAAAACACCCTCGCCCGAAGACAGTTTTTCCGCGAACTTCCCAACGCTACTGGTAAGGTCTCCGAATTTACTGACGAGCTTACCACCAATAGTTAAAACCGGTCCTGCCGCCGCCAGTATAGCTCCCAGTTTTATAATGGTTTCTTGTTGTTCCGGGGTCAGTTCTTTAAATTTCTGCGTTAGGTCTTGGACGAACCCTACCAATTTTTCTATCATTGGTGCCGCCGCAATCTGAATTGATTCTCCCAATTCTGCCCCGGCAATCTTGGCGTTGTTCATAACAGTTTTGAAACTGTCAATAGGGTCGAGTGTGGCGTTGAAGGTGTCCTCCACGGTACCCGCCGCCCCCGACGCGGCTTCGGCCAAACTGTTAAAGTCCAGAGCCCCCTGTTCAGCCGCTTCTAACATAAACACCGCGCCACGGGTCCCAAACAGTTCGGCGGCTCGGTTCAGTCTTTCGGTCCTGCCCGCCCCTGATTGTACCAACTCGTTGAACTCGGCCAAACCCTCGCCCAGTGTCTTACCGTCTTTAGCTAACGCCGCTTCAGCCCTGCCCAAATACCCGAGGGCTTTGTTGGCGTCCAGACCGGACTGCTCGAGACGTGCTAAGAAGACTATAGATTCCTCCACATCGAGGTCTAGTTCTTTCAGGGCTGGCGCCCCACGTCGAACCGCGTCCCATATTTTATCTACCGAAACCCCGGTGTCCTGCCCGGCTTTCGCCGCCGCGTCAAGTACCCGCCCGTAGTCATCAGCGTCAAGGTTGAACAGCTCTATTGCCTTCTTCGCTCCTTGAACCGCCCCGACTACGTCTTGCCCGGTGATTTCGGAGAACATGACCGTTTTACGGGTCTGGTCCTCCAGTTCATCCCCAAACGTCCCGAATTGTGTGTTGAGCTCCCCGACCGCATCCGATGCCGCCGCCATGTCAATCGGCATGGTGGTAACTACCTGTTCCCACACGCCGTGTAGGTTCTCGAGTTCGTCCCCGGTAGCCCCAGTCGCCTTAACTATGTCGTCCAAGCTGTTATCGACATCTTTCCATGCTAACATGGATGCGGTGGCTAGAGCAGTTATTGGAACCGTCAAGCCAACAGTTAATTTCGTGCCCGCCTTGGACATCTTCTCCCCGACGTCACTGATTTTGGGCCCCAAGTCTTGTAAACGCTCCCCGAGAGTTTTCTTCTCTTTGTTTAGATTCTCGATTTCACCCTTGTAGTGCTTCAGTTTAGACTCGGTCTCCACGATTTCTCGTTGGAATGCCCGGTATTGCTCCTCGGATATCTCGCCCTTTTGGAATTGCTCTTGTACTTGCGCTTCGGCCTCTTTTAGTTTGTCCAGCTTTTCACGCGCCGCCTCCACGTGGTCCGACAGCAACTTATGTTTTTGCGCTAACAACTCCGCGTTGTCCGGGTTAAATCGAAGCAGGTTATTAACATCGCGTAGTTCTTTGTTGATGTCGCGCGAACGCTTTTCGACATCTCCTAACGCCCTTGATAAACCGGTGGTTTCGGCCCCCAGTTCTATCGTTATACCCTTAATCCGCTTTGACATTTACTACCTCACATTCGGAAGAACGCGTCTATATCGGCCTGTGTAGCTTCTTGTGGCGAATCATCGCCCCCGTCCCCCGTCCATATATCCACGAAATCAAACAGTTCTTGTAGGGTCATCAGGTTTAACTCCGAGAAGGTCAAACCCACCCGTTTCGCTATTACAAGCAAACTGACCTCATAATCATCATCATCGTTTTGGCTCGGTTTTTTTCTTGGTTTCGACTTTTGGCGGGTCACGAAAGGTCGCATTCATTACTTCCTCCGTAACCGGTGTCGTAAGTTCGCTGACGTCGAGCCAGTCCAACTCGGACATCCACGTTTCAAAGTCGGTCAACTGACCGTTTTTGGCAGTCTTCTCTAACGCCCACAACATTTGTAGTAGGTTGACATCGTCGAAATCCCACGTGCGACCAGTAGCCAACGCCGTCTGCATCGTTAACAGGTCCCCGCTCAAGGATTGCCGAAACTCCCGCTTATAATACAACGGTGTCATCGGACTGCCGTGAATGTCCACTTCTCGCTCACCTACCCGAACTCGCCTCATAATAACCCTCCTGTTGTGTGTAGTGAGGGGTGGGTGGTCCCCACCCCTCCAGTTTTCTTACGCCGGTACCAACCCCAGAATTGCGGAACGCAATCTCTGGTCGGCATCGTTGATTTCTTTCTGGTTCTCCGGGTTACCCTGTACCAGTTTCGCCGCCGCCAGAGCCGAAGTAAATTCGCTCTTGCTCGGGTCGGCATAATCGGTCGGCTCCAGTGAATCTCCTAAATCGATGACCGCGTCAAGGCTCGCCGTGTTCAGCGGGGTTGCCGCCGCACCGGGTTTCAAGACTGCCGAGTAGAACCCATCGAACATGGCGTCATTAACGCCGTTCTTTTCGATTACACCCTTAACCACGTTTTTCCCATTCAACTTGATAGGCCGAATGACAATAGGCAGTGAGGTTGTTTTGGGTTCCACGGTCTCACCTTTGGTCCCGAGGTCATCATTCGGACGCCCAGCCGTGACGTTGTAATAAACGAAACGCCGTTCCTTGACATCCCCCATGACCTGCCCCATGAGAGCAAACCGGGTAGGTTTAGCATCGGCCACCTCAACCAACATACCGTTAGTGTCGTCAACCTCCCACCCCAGCATTGTGGCAAGGATACTATCCGGGAACAGGGCCATTTCCAGATTGCCCGTGTATCCGTTGTTGGCCTCAATAGAGTAGTAGGCCATGTTATCCGCGTAGAAGTCAACACGTTCACTTGTGGCCGTGGTAGTCAGCTGTACCGCTCCGGGAATCCCAACCGGTGACTTATAGGTACCGGATGTCGAGTCCTCAAACGCAATGTACACCTGCTCAAGGCCATACACGATTTTGTTTTGTTTCATATTAGTTCTCCTTACACAATCTGTGCTTCGTAAAGCACCCGAAACAGTGATTCTGATTCGACCCACACCTCGTTTTTGGTATAAGTCATCCCCATATCGGTTAATTTCTGTTCTAACGACGCTTCGCGACTGACATCCTTTATATCGGTGTACAGCTCGATTGAAACGTCACTTATCCGTTGATAATTCCGGTTGTCAGCCATAAAGTCATCCGACCCATCCATTCGGTAAACGATGAATGGGACGGTCGGTGGTTGGGTGAAATGACTGTAAGAAACTGGAATACTCAGCGAAGATAACCCAGTGTACAATTCTTGTAGCGTCATACCCCCTCCTCGATTATAGACTCCACGGCCTTTTCGTATTCTTTAATTACCTGTTCTTCTACCGGCCCGACGTGGGGTTTGCCGGGTGCCCGGCCCCCACGTCGCAGGGCATGACCCTTTTCGAGTAGATGTGTTAAACCCGGTTTCTTGCTGTTGTAGATTACCAACGCGCCGTCCTGCCGAGTTGAAGTCCACCCGCTGGCGTACCCGCCGGTCCTAACGGGTGAACGAGCTTTCAACTCTTTCACCGCGTCCTTGGCTATACTTTCGGACTTCTTTTCGATAGCTTCAGTAACTTCTGTAGTATAAGTCCGCAGGGCATCGGTTAATTGTTGGCTGAAATCTTTCGACATTCTACACCCCCAATCTCCGTTCACCGACTAATTCTACCATTCGCAATCCGTCACGTTCGACTGTGTAAGTTCGGATTATGGTGTAGTAACCCCCGTCAAACTTCATGAGTCGTTGCCCGCCGTACTCGAATTCATGAACCAGCAATACCAGCTCCGGTTTCAAACCGGTGTTGGCCGCTTGGTAAAACTCGGAACGTGAGACCGACTCCCGGTCCGCTTGGATGGTAGTCAGAGTCTCGGTGATGACTTCTTGTCCGATGTCGTCACGGCTCACGGTTTCATCAATTAGTGTCACATCATAAGCCAGCATCGTGTGTCCACCCCGCGTACTTCACGTACAAGTTGTTCAGTCGCAACCGAAGATTTGGGGGAAGCGGCCCGCCGTGATTCTGAAATTTGAATACCGCCACGTCAGCAACGAGGTCTACCACATCCAAACGCTCCTTTTGAGCGTCAGTTAGCCGGATTCCTTGAATCTCGGCCAGCTCCTCATAAACCGACCGTACCAACACATCCAGATAGACATCTCGGCTATTAGTCGTTATTCCGAGTTTGGCTTTTACTAATTCCAGGGCGGTCAAGACGCCCGGAAGTTCCGGCTCGTTATTTCCATTTTCGTTACTAATAGGGTCGTCTGACATTTCGCTTCCCTCCTCCGGTCATCATTACACGATGATGTACAGGTCCACCACGTTAGTCCCATTAATAGTCTTGTTGGACGGCAGGACGTTCTTGTACAGGTCCTCGTCATCAGCCACGATGGTTCCACCATCAGCCGCCCCACCGGTCATCTTCACCACGACTTGTTCTTTGTACTTCAACCGGTACGGAATGCCGATACGCTTCCCAAGACCGATTTTCACTTTATCCGGTGCAACGCCCACAGTAGCCGAAACATTAATAGACCCAAGCGTCAGCCCGGTTTCGTCCGCATCGTCCACGGTCAAATCCACTGAAGCGTCCTGTTCGTCCGGGACCAACGCCTCCAACTCCAAGATATCACCACTAGCTGTGGCCCCCCATGCCGATGAGAACACCGGGTTAGCATTCAGGGCTTTTGCTAATGCAGTCGCGCAGGCCGCCGCCGACTCCACGTCAGCCGCAACCAGAACTACCGCAATATTGATGGGGTCATTTCCGGTGGCCGCTGACTCAAACTCGAGTACGGGTTCCCCGGCTTTTGTGATAGCCGAAACCTTGACGGTGGCTTTCTGCTTCACCGGGGTCGTGTACTGTGCCGGTAGTTCAATCTTGGATATGCTGTAGAACGCATAGTCACCTGCAACCGAAGTTGTGGCGGTGGCGTTCAGAGCAATGGTCTCATTAAAGGTTGTCCCGGACATGTCCGTACCCGTGATTTTGACGTCCCCGGTCATTTGGGCAACCGTGCCTTTGATTTTCAGGTTCCGAGCAACGTCCGGGTGTTTGAAACCGACAGTAATGGTTTGGGGTTCCGCCGTCAGTGGGAACACTCCTACCGAGTCATCCGATTCGGCCTCGGGTTTCACCGAGTAACGAGCCATAAACGCCCGGTCGCACGGTTCCAAACCATCGGTTTTAATCCTACCCAGTTTCGGGTTAAAAGGTACTCTTGGCATGTTTTTCTCCTATCCTTCCGGCGGCTTAGTTAGGCCGCCGGTATGTTACCCGCTATTACGCCCTCTTGACGCGCAGGAACCCATTGTAAGCCGTCACGTTACCACCCGCGAACAGAACACCACGATGAGCAATCAGGCCGTGCTTGAATTTGTAGTCCTCGGACCGCCTAACCTCGACATCCGAGAAGATAGCCATGGTGTAATTGGACAGGGGTCCATAGGCCATAGCATACTGACCCGATGTCGTGCTCTTATTCGAAATAGCCTTGCAGTGACTGTTGATAATGAACGGGACACCGTCAATAGTGCCGAAGTTACCACGGTTGTTGATTTCGTAGATTTTACGACCGGTAGCGTCCCGGAGCAGGGCAAACGCCCGCAGGTCTTCTTTGTTAAGCACGAGTACCGCCGGTGCCTCGACGCTCTCATCACCACCATAGGCGTAGATGATTTCGTCCAAGGTTTCTTCGTTAATTTCGGCCAGCTCTTTATCATCTTGGTCGATAGCGTCAGCGTTGCCGTCAAAGATACCCACGAAATGACCGGCTTCGCCGTCACCGAACAGAATCTCCTGTGCCAGCTTCTTCCGAATAGCTACCGAGATACCGCGAACCACTTCAGCGTCAAAATCAGCCGCCGGAAGCTTCACGAGCTCTTCCGAGTCTTCGGTGTAAGCCACGAGCTTTGTCTTGTTGATTTGTGCGTACCCGAATGACGGGTCGACGTTAGTGACGTTGGTCCCGCCCTCGGTCTCGTACGCCGCAATACCATAACCCTTCAGGTAGGGCTGACGGAAGCTTTCACCACCCGAGAATACCCGAATGTTGACCGCGTCCACGATAGAGGAAACCTCCAAAAATGTCGGTTTGATGTCGGTCGCTTCGTATTTCGGGAGCAGGATACCCGTTGAGCTAATCAGGACATTTCTCTTTTCCAACAGAGCCTGTCCCCGTTCTTCATTCTTCATTGCTTTTCTCTCCTTGATTTCTTCTTTTTCCGGTTCGGGAGCGTCTTCCACTTCCAACGCCGATTCCAGCTCCCTGATTTGGGCTTCGATTTCTGTTTTTTGGCTTTCCAAGGCTTCCATCTCTTCCACGAGAGACTCCCGGTCGGCTTCGATGGATTCAGCCTCGGCTTCTACCGCTTCGCGCTCCTCCAACGTGGATTCCTCGTTCATCTCCTCCAACGCCTTGATAGCTTCACTTTCTCGACTATTGATAGATTCCTGACGTTCGGTCAGCCCAGCCCAGTCCTCCTCCAGCTTTTGAAGTTTTGTTCGGGACTCGTCCAACCGTTTTTTAGTCAGTAGTTTTTTGAGTGCCATTCAGCACCTCCTTTACGTTTTCCCGCCATACTTGAAACTCCCGTTTCTGTATGGCTTCAGCTTCAGCCGTCCGCGCGCTGATTGCAGTCTCACGATACGCAGGGAATGCCACCGGCGACACCTCCCACAACCGGACCTTCTTCAGCACGAATAAAACGTCTGTTTCTGACCTTTTAATCATATCTTCTTCTATTACCTCGAACCCAAACGAACATTGAGTGACGTCCCCGCGTTTAATACGCGCGAGAGCATTCATGGCGTCGGAATCCTCCGGATTAATCGTGACTTCTCCCCACAGGCCGTGTTCGTCTACACGGAGGCTTAGGGTCCCGTTTCCTGTTCGACCAAGCACGATGTCGTCGTTGTGATTCCAAAGACACCGAACGTCAGGTTGTTCTTGTAATGTTTCGTCAAAGGCGTTCGGGTCTACCTTCTCCGACACCCTCGATCCCATCTTGTATTCCGGCCCGAACACAGCAAAGTAGCCTGACAATTTATGCTCATCCGTTTCGGCCCGAAGCTCCCCCTCGATGTAGCGGTATTGTTTACTCATCGTTAGTACCTACCAGTTTCTTTTGTTTCCCCAACATCTCTTGTGGGATGTAGTTCTCCAAAGCCAACAACTCTTCCATCCTGTCGTCAGGTGACAGGCCCACCATATCTCGCCATTCGTTACGGCTTATCGCCATACGGTCGACCATCTCTCCGCCCGCTTCGACCAGCTCAGTCATGTCATAGGCCATCAGGGACCTGGGGTTGAAGGTGAAGTACCAGTCAGGGTTCAGGAGCAGTTGCCGGGTCAGTTCTTGCTCGATCGCTTTTGCAATCGGCATGACCCTTGACCGGATGAAGTTGTTGTACTCATCTTTGCTGAACTCGCCCACGCCAATCATGAAGGCCGGCACCCCGTACACAGCGGCGATCTGACGCTTGTCGAGTTCTAGGTTCTCGGCAATAGCCAGGTCCTTCATGGTCAAGGGTTTGATCTGTTCCACATCCATGAGGGTGGCTGGTATGAACCAGGGCCGCTGTGCGTTCTTGGAGTCAGTGAACCGTGACGCATACAGGGCCCGGCCTTCTTCGCTGGCCAGTTCATCTGCGTTCGAATCGACCTTCACAATCAGAGACGGTGACGGTGATTCCATCAGGGACCGCTTGGTGGCTGTGGACTGCGACATGGCGCTGATCGTTTCTGCCAGCAGTCGTGTGTACCCTGTGCCGAGCCAGGGTCTTGATGGATCCGGGTTCACCCTAAAGTGCAGCACTTCGTCAGGGCCGTATACTTGATTCTCGCCATAAATCACCTTGTAATGACCCAGCTTCTTGTCGTCCTCGAACCGGACCTTGCTGGACTCCAAAGGGACCAGCTGTTCAATCAGTCCCTTCTTGATAATTGGGAACACCACCGCATTACCGTCACCGTAAAGCAACAGGACCCGGACGATGTGCGCATAAAACTGTCGCTTGGTCATCACCGGGTTGGGTTCAATGTCGATTAACCGAGACAGCGCGTTTTTAATACGGACGTCCCCACCTTTTCGGTTTTCCATCAGATGAATCGTCATACTCGATATCAGGTCCGCATACACGTTCACGGCGGCCACAATCTCGGGACAATCCTGCAAGCGTCGATACCCTTGTATGGCGATGTTTTCCGACAACCAGACCTGGAACGCTTGAGAACTGGACGCCGGTACATTCCGCTTCATTAGGCGATCAAAAAATCCCATCTTACAGCCACCTCTTAATTCTTTCCGATACTTCCTTTTGCTCCATCAGCTGGCAAGCCGCCATGACAGCCGCATCGAACACGTCTATCCGTGAGGTTTCATCCACCTTCTCGTAACGCATCTTTTCTTGTAGGTTCTCGACCGACCGGACGTTAGCCAAACAATATTCAAATGGCTCCGCTCCCAGGTAATAAAACTGCTTGTTCTTGGCCTTGGACTCGATCCGCCTGAACCCCTGGACCTTGACCCAGTCGTACTGGCGCTGGTCCGAGATCTGGAACCCTGCTTCTTTCATCATCAGGATGTATTCTTTCGCAAACCGTCGGTCATGCCCGACCTGTTTGATGTTGAACCCTCTAGCTTTCATCTGCCCGTACCAGTTCACCACCTCGGCGTAGTTCACGGTCGGGGCGTTGCTCATGGTCAACCAGCCGTCATCCTGCCAGCCGAACAGCGGTATGTTGTCCTCATCCGCTTTGCGGTGCGCTTCCACCACCGGGAACCACGCGTGTGGTATTACGATGTCGATGCCCTTGTATTCGCCATACAGGGCAGCCGCCGTCAGGTCGTGCATCTTGGACAGGTCCGTGCCACCAAACCAGCGGATGGGCAGCTTTGACAGGTGGGCGATCTTCTTCTCGATCGGCCACATCGGATCTATCTCCAAGACTTCTTCGGCCGCATCGTTTGAGTCCTGAAACTCGGCCAGATTGAAGTAGGCCCGCATGGCTGCCGTGTACACGTTCAACGACTTGGCTAAAAAGTCCTTCCTCTGTTGAGGGTCGTTCTGGGCCTCAACAGCGTCCTTCATGATCTCCCAGGGCCGGATAATCACCCCGTATGAAGGATTGGCCATCTCATGCACCTCCGGGTTCGTGTAGTCGACTTCCCCGTTTTCGCCCTCCGGAGCTTTGGCGATGAACACATACAGCTCATCAGCTGTCACTGCCCCGGACAGGACCTTCTGCCCGTACCGCAACCGGCGATACCCGAAGGAGTTCATGTCATCACCAGCGGTCGTTATCCCGACCATCAGCTTGTTGGTGTATGACTTCATGGCTTCCCGGATGATGTTGTACTGCTTCGCCCGCTTGTAGGCATGCAGTTCGTCTGCAATCGCATAGTTACAATTGAACGAGTCCTGGCTATCCGGGTTCGCCGCCAGTGCCACGATCTTGAAGTGTCCGTCAGGGAACTCCCGGTAGATCGAGTGTTCATTATTGTTGTCCAGGATCCGGTACTTGTCGTACTCGCCCTGGTGTCGCAGGTTGTACAGAAGGTAGTTGAACGACTCCAGGCTCTGTTTCAGGGCCGCCGATGTGATGTAAATCGTCGATCCTGATCGTCTATCCAGCAACCCCAGCGCAAAACACAGATTTGCACTGAACCGGGTCTTATCGTTCTTTCTGGGGACCATGATGAAGGCTTCTGTGAACCGCCTGCGCTTGGTCCCGGCCCAAAATAACCCCAAAAGGTTGAAGATATGGAATTTCTCGAACGGTTGTAGCTTGAACGGCATGTTTGTTAGCGGATTGCCGTCCATGTCCTGGCCTTTGTCGAAAACCATCGTGTTTTCAATGATCTGACAGACAAATTCGGCGTCTCTTGGTCTGTATTCGAAGCGCTCATCGCTCAAGGCGTCCCTGAACCTTTGACAGCTTTGCTTTATCTCCACGCAGGCCAGCTTTTTACCCGATAAGACCGATTCGACGTAGTCCATCACAATCTTTTCGTTTTTGTACCTCACAGCCCACTCGCAATCCTATCTAGGACATCGATCAGGGATTTTCCAGTTTCTTGCGGTTCAACGTCCATCCCTCGCAAGGCTTTCGGGTTTAAGCCCAGGCGGTCCGAGTAAATAATGATGTCTTTGCGTAAAGCCTCCATCGCTCGAACATACGGGGACTTGCTGACACGGCCGCTGTTCTCTATCTCGATCTCTGCACCGCCGTAGTTCTTCCAGTCCTCGATGGCGTTGTTGTATTGCTCCACCAGCTCCGAGTAGATCCCGATTTCCACATCAAACTCTTCTCGATAGGTGCCAAGGGACTGCATTCGGGCCACAGTCTGATCGAAGATCGTTTCAGCATTTTTCACATCGGTCATGTCGCCCTCCTTCTTAAATCTCTATGCGTCAACTTCAAAATCCGGCCCCAGAGGGGGAAAGATGGTCCCCCGCCGGTCCCTAAGGGGCGAGGATGTTATTACATGCACGGGGGGGTATCACCCGCCGGGCACCGCCGCAACATCCAGGCCGGTGGGTCATACGCCCTGCCCCTGGGCTCGACAGCGTTATGACAGGCTGCGCATAGCCCGACCCCGTTGCGTGGGTCCAGCCTTAAGTGCGGGTGTGTTTCTATGGGCCATATGTGATGAGCGTCCGTAGCAGGCACGTTCTGACCTTGGCGTTTGCACATCTGGCAGCGGTATTCCGACTGACGCAGAACGATCTCCCGCCATCGTTTGTGCTGCTTTGATTTGTAGTAGCTCATGATGTCCTCCTGGGAGATGGGTGTAGATGCCTCCATACAAAAAGACGACCGATCGGCCGCCTTCCTGTGGTCAAAGTATTCTCCGGTGCTACCTAGGCACCTTTTCACCTTATATGATAGCATGGTTCCAACCGCTCATTTCCGCTCATTTCCGCTCATTTTAGCCGACTTTCGGGGTTTTGGGCGGCTTTTGGCCGTTTCCGGACCCACTCGGTGCGGATCTCGCCGGTCTCTGTGTTCATGAAGGTGCGTGGCTCTAAGTCCTTCGTCGCCTTCATCGTCTTACTCCAAAGCCCAAGCCGTCGTTCAAAGTCCTCCCTGGTATAGGTGATCCGTGCCTCCAGTATGCCTCGGATCCTTTTTCTGGCGATCAGGTCAAGGGTGATAACTACCGCCACCGTAAACGCTATGTACGACAACGACACCACTAAAACGAGTACTTGAAATTCACTCATTCCCTCTCCTCCCCCCAGCCCTTGGCGTATCGGTCCAGGGCTTTGTCTATCAGCCGCCGGATGTGGGCGTTGCTGTAATCCATGCGCCGGCCCACCTGGTCAAAGGTCAGCCCCTCGATATACCGGTACTTGAGCACCAGCGCCTCGTTCCCGACCGTGTGCCGGTCTATGCTGTCCTCGATCTCCCGACAAAGCACAGTTGCGTCACAGGCTTTCAACTCGTATTCGATCTGTTGATCCACTAGTGCTACCAATAACCGCTCGCCCGCCTTGGGGTCCTGCTGGGCTTTGGTGGACTGCGGCACCGCCATCACCTTCCGTGGCCGGGTCAGCTCGTCCGGGTCACGGGTGGTTATCCTGCCCCTGCCGTCCTTGGCCCTGCCCGTCCACTCGCCCGTCCAGCCTGCCCTGGCGTCGGTCGGGGTCAGCCCGGAGGTGATCCGTGCCTCCAGGGTCTCGATCCGGCTGGCGTAGTAGTCGAGGTCACGGACGGCGGCCTGGTACTGTTCCAGGTAGGAGCGGGCTTGCTCCAGGGTGCGTTGGGAGGTGGTCATGTTATCACCGTCGTTTTCTTCTTCCATCTTTTCAATCGCCTTTTGTCCAGTTCTCTATCACCTGTCATTGGCACTCGCTTCATCCCCTCACCCTCCCGAACTCTGTCGCCACCCGGTCCAGCTCGATCACGGGCAGGTTGGCGTCTCGGGCTAGGCCCACCTCGATCTGGGCGCCCTTGGACTGCTCCCAGCCTGGCAAGACACAGACCAGGTCACACAGGCTTAGCATGTCCTGCGCCAGCTCCATGTACTCGGACCAGGCCAGGCCGTCCCGGATCCAAGCAGTATGGACCGGGATCAGGTCGGTATTGGTAGAGATGTGTCCCGCAGCCATGATGAAGGCTTTCCGGTTGTAGTTCGGCCGGCCGGTCATAGGTCCGGCGATGTAGATGCGTTTTCATGGGGTAGCCTCCTTGGTAGCGTCCGGCAGTCCTCCCGCCTCTCTATCTTGTGCGTCCGGCAACCCTCCTGCCTCTCTAATCGCCCGTTTAAGCGCCGAGTTCGTCCCGTACAGTTTTATA